TTATTCATTTTTTTTTATTTGTTATTAGAACGAATTTATATATTTTATATTTATAAAATATTTTATAAAAGTTTTTGTTATAATTTAAAGTTTTTTGTTATAAATAAAAACTTTAAATTTTTTTCTAATATTTATTATATAAATGAATAGTGATAATAAAGTTTCAACATTTTTATTATTAATTCTTATTGGATTATCAATTTATTTACTTTTAAATCGTTGTAATATTTCTACACCATCAAATAATAATAGCCGACCAGAATTATTTAGTGACCTAAATAGTCAATCCAGTAATAATAATAGTCAATATATGAATCTATATAACGTTGTAGGTACTGATAATCCACCATTATCAAATAGTCAATTTCAAAGTTTATTAAATCCTATTTCAGATAAAATTGCAGTTGTCGATTTAAATAATCAACCAAATGGTTCTAATGTTAATATTCCAGTAAATAATAACTCCAGTATTCCAGTAAATAATAACTCCAGTATTCCAGTAAATAATCAATCAAATAGTTCTAATAATAATCAATCAAATAGTTCTAATAATAATCAATCAAATAGTTCTAATAATAATCAATCAAATAGTTCTAATAATAATCAATCAAATAGTTCTAATAATAATCAATCAAATAGTTCTAATAATAATCAATCAAATGCGTCAGGAAGCAATGTATCTCTTTTTAACTTTGCACCAAATGACGAATCAATATTTGATGATATGGGCACCAATTTAAATGATGCATTTTTACCACCTATTCCAGCAGGTTTAACAACTGATAGTTTAGATTTCAAAAAACAAAATATGGATAATTACAATGCTAAAGATTTTTTACCTCACGAAATAAATGATGAATGGTTTCAAACAGATTTTTCATTAGCAAAATATCAATTAAATGATGATAAATTAATTAATACTGAAAGATATATTATTGGTATTAATACTGTAGGTCAATCCCTCAAAAATGCATCTTATGATATTAGAGGAACTATTCCTAATCCTAAATTTGTTATTTCACCATGGAATAATAGCACAATGGAACCTGATTTTAATCTTAAACCATTGTGTTAAATAATTTGTATTAAATTATTATATTAAATCATTGTATTAAATCATTATAATAACGCACCAAATATTATAATTTAAATTTAATTTCTTCATAAATAATATATGGCAGACGATAATACAGAACAAAAAAAACAAGTATCTAATAAATTTGTTGATTCAATTAAAAATTGGGTTAGTATTGATGATAAAATAATAAAACTTAATAATCAAATTAAAAAAATTAAAGATGAAATTAAATTATTATCTGGTGAAAAAGAACAATTTGAACAAGTTGTTTTAACTGAACTTGATAAAATGGAAGAAAAAGTTATTTCAATTTCTGATGGTAAAATAAGAAAAACAGTATCAAAATCACAAAAACCATTAAAAAAAGAAGATATACATAAAACTATTTATGAATATACGAAAGATGAGAAAAAAACATCTGATATTATTGATACTATGATGAAGACGAGAGCAACTGTTGAAAAAATTAATTTAAAACGTACAAAAAATAATGATTCAGTTATCAAAAAAGATTAATTATAAATTATTAATAAATATATAAAGATTTATTAATAATTTAATTATATAATTATTATGAATAATAATATACGAAGCGAAATTAATACTTTGCAAAATAAAATTGCAGAATTAAAAAAAAATGGTAAAACAGATCCATTTGATTTAGAAATTGATATTATACATACTATGCCTGAGTTTTATGATAGTTATCCATCACTAGTTAAAAGATTATGTAGAAATGAACAACAAGATAATTCATTTTTATATAAGATGATTGAAACCTTAGAAAAAGTTAATAATGGTGAGACAACTATGACCCTTGCCGAAGTTAGTTTAGGTGATGAATTAGCAACAAAATATTTATATCCAATTGTTAATAAGGAAAATTTAAAAAAATAATTTACAACTTTTTACATTTCAACCGCCTAAAATTATAGCTTCATCAAATTTTATCGTAGCAAAATCTGTTGCTTTATTAATAACATAATTATTTGGCATATGATATATTTTACAATCTTCAATTAATTTATTATTAATGACTGGAATTAAAGTATTTTTATACCAATTTGTACCGACACCATGTAATCCAATAGCACTTTGTTCTCTTGTACCATAATTTGGTATATTATTAATGTCATAATAGTTATCATTCACAAATTTATTAAATTCATTTTTATTATATATCCAAAAAGCACAATATGGGTATTTATTATTTACACAATAAGTTTCATCATCTAAATTAATAATAGTGTCCATCCGTTCTCCGGGTAAATCTGTTATATATTCAATATTATCTTCAACTTCAATTCTTACAAATCCTAAATTATAATTAATTTCTATTAATTTTTCATTATATTTTAACCAATATTTTATTGCTTTATTTGGAACTAACATATCATCTTCAATATACATAAATATGTCGTAATCATTTTTTTGTTGTTTTAATAGGTCTCTACATTTCCATGTTAAATAAAAAGGATGTATATTTGATAAATCGTGGTAAATTATTTTAATATTACCATTTGTGTATTTATTAAATATACTTTCTTGTAAATCTGTATTATTTGTATGAATAAAAATATCTGTTGTATATTCATATTTATTTGTTTCATCAATAATGTTATTTATATATAATAATCTATTTTCTATATAATAAAAACTAATATGTTTTGTAATTCTCATCAATGTATAGATATATATACATAGATATTACTTTTTAAAAATAATTTAATTATTAGTTGAGAATGTATTAAACATATTATTTATTTCAAATTTATAATTTTTTTTATTATAAACATCTTTATAGTAATTAATTAATATTTGTTTATCAAATGTTGATAAATTTGTTAAATTAATTTTATTAATTTTATCATTATATTTATTTTTTAATTCTCCTTTTGTATATTTAGAACCTAAATTAAATATATCAATATCCATTATTATATTTTATAAAATATATTTTATATATTTTATAAAATTAAAGTATAATAAATTAAATTAAGCATCATAATTATAAACTGTTTTTTCAGTTCTAATACGGGGTAATATATTAACCGCCATTAACTCTTGAAATAATAATTTACATGCATAAGGTATTACTACGGCTGATATACGGGTAGTATTATGACATGATTTACAATTATAATAATCTTTATCAATTACTTTACTAGCAAATAAACCACAATCATCACATACATATACTTTAGTAATGTCTGATGTTTCCATCATTCTTTCTTTTAGAAACTGACCCATACCGTGAGCTATAATTGCATCTTTTTCCATTTCACCAATTTTTAAACCACCATCTCTACTACGCCCCTCTAATGGTTGTCGGGTTAATGCTTGACGGGGACCACGGGCACGACCATGAACTTTATCTTGAACCATATGATTAAGTCTAACTTGATATGTAGGACCTATAAATATTTTAGCTTCTATTTTTTTTCCAGTTAATCCATTATACATTGTTTCTGTACCATATGATGAATAACCTAATTTAGTTAATATTTCGGGAATTTCTTTAACATTATAATCACTAAAAGGGGTACCATCAACAAAATGACCGTTAATTGCTGCTTCTTTTGATGCTATACATTCTACTAATTGACCTACTGTCATTCTGGATGGTATACAATGAGTATTCATTATCATATCTGGGATCATTCCTTCTTCAGTAAATGGCATATCTCGTTGGGGTAATGCAATACCTAATGTACCTTTTTGACCATGACGATTTGAAAATTTATCACCAATAATTGGTTTTCTTTCCATTCTTACTCTTACATTATACATTTCATAACCTTCTGAATTATAAATACCAGTATGTACTCTATCAATAACACCAGGTATATTACTTTTAAATTGTTCTGAATTATCTTTAGAAACTTTATTATTATTACCTGTTGGTTGAATTGGTGATACTTTACCAATAATAATATCATTATTAAAAATTTCTGTTTCTTCGGCTACATAACCTTGATCGTTTAATTTTGAATAATTACCTTGTTTCATACCTGTAACTTTATTAGCATCTGGTTTAGTAAATATATCATTTTGGGAAGTAGATGGATTTTTAACAATTTCTGAATGATATTTTTTAAGACTGTCTGCCCTAAAAAGTCCTCTTTCAATTGCAGTTTCATTAACAACTAAACTATCTTCTTGATTATACCCAGTATAACACATTAATGCTATAATTGCATTTTCACCAAAAGGCATATCTAAAAAATGATTATATTTCATAGCTTTAGTTTGTGCTAATGGTACTTGGGGATGATATAATATTTGAGATAGATCCATACGATCTTTAAATGATGTTAAATATATACCGATTGTTTGTTTGGCTTGTGAAAAATGAACGATACTTTTTGTTGCATAATCATGATTTACAAATGGAATATTGGCAGCCGTTATTCCCAACATAACCCAACCATGAAATTCACAATGAGTATAATTTAAATATCTATAATCACCATAACGATTAATTTTAGATGTTTCTGTATATTCAACTACTCTTTTTAAATTATCTAATGCTTCATCTAATTTAGCAACTCTTTCACTAATCATTAAAAAATTAGAACTTTCAATATCTTCATATTCTATAATATTTTTATATTTATTAATAATATTTTTCCAACTCTTATTAATATCTATTTTATTTCCTTCTTCATAAATTGAATTAATTATATCTTCTGTTAAATTTAATTTATTATTATTAACAATTAAAAGAGGTCGTATTAATCTTCCACCATCAAAATAAATTTTTATTTCTTTTTTATCAAAATCAAATAATATACTTGTATATTTATCAATTATATTTTCTTTTCTATTATTTTTTAATAAATTATATATTTCTAATGAATATTTTATTTTAATAACACCATACCAATTACCATTCATAAATATTTTAATATGTTGGTTCATTTCTAATGGATTTATATCTGCTGGATGTTTAATTTTTTTATTATCACTTAAAATTGTTATTAAAACTTTTTCTTGAGAATTATTTTGGGTTGTAATTGACGCCATCATTGCTATAGTTTTAACAATACCAATATTAGCACCTTCTGGTGTTTCAACAGGACATAACATTTTATATTGATTATTATTTATATGACGGATAGATGTAACGCCTGATGTTGCTGTATCTGGTTTAGGTGCCATTACAGTTCTAAAATAGGATTGTGATTTTATCCAGGATACTCTTTGTAATGCATGGGCTACCCCATTTTTTGTTCTATTCATTCCCCATACCCCAGTAGCTAATGCAGTTTTAATACCTTGTTCTATTGTGGTTGGTTTAATTTGAGATATAACATTAATAGGATTAATATCGGATTGATTTTTTTTACGAAAACCTTTACCAATTTCACTTAATAATTTTTTCCAATTTTGACGAAATAATTGACCTAATAAAATTCCTGGTGTTTCTATTCTTTTATTATGTAAAGCATCCCGATCATCTGGATCTATTTTACCCATAATAACTAGCAATAATTTATTTATCATCATACAAATAAATACTCTTTTTTTTGGAATGTCTTCTCCTAGATGTTGTAATAGGTCTTGTTTTAAAATCTTTTCTAACATCATAATTTTTTGTTTCCTTGCCAATACTTCATCTGTTTGACTAATACGTTTAGTTCTATTTAATTTATTAAGTAAATAATTAATAGCTTCTTCTTTTGTTTTTATGGTATTACCTTCTTCATCTTCACTAAAAACCATTGAAGGTCTTAATAAATTTAACATTTTAATATCAGATAAATTATAACATATATTTGATAAAATTTCTTGATCTGATTCTAAACCGAGTGCTCTCAACAAAATAAAAATAGGAATATCCACTAATTGCGAACTAGATAAACTTAATACACCATCTTTACGATTTTTCAATGTTGCTATTTGTAAATTATCAGACCAATCATTTTTTCTTGAATTAATATGGGCTGTATATGATAAACCATTATCAAAGGCTACATCCTTTTTTACAAATATAAATATTTTATTTTCAGCCATTTTTTCAATTGACATTATTATTTTTTCTTGTCCGTTAACTAAAAAATATCCTCCAGGATCATATTTACATTCACCGTGAATATCTTTTTTTATAAATGTTGAACAATATTTAGATTTTAACATTATTGGAATATTTGCTACTGCAATATTATTTTCAGTATGTATTTCATTTATTGTTTTATCACCAGTTAATATATTTACTGTTTCAATATATTGTTTTATATCTACAATAACTGACGCAAAATAATTAAGATAATTTTTACGGGCTTCATTTGGAAACTTAATTTCATTATCGTTATCAAATGTTGCAGGCTTAATTCTTATATTATCACATTTAAAACCATGAAAATGAATTAAATTACCATCCATATTTTCATAAAAATTATTTTGTTCTTGTTTTAAACAATATGGAATGATTTCCTCAATAAATTGATGATATGAAGAGAATAAGTGTTCATATAAAATTAATGATTGTTTAAAATATAAATCTATCAAGTTATCTATTGGTTTATCAAATTTACTACCATTACTTTCTAGATTAGTATTATATAGATTAGTATTATTAGTACCTAGATTAGTATTATTAGTACCTAGATTAGTGCCCTTATTACCCTTATTACCTTTAATGAGTGATTTATTATTATTAGAAGTCATTAAATAATAATACATATATTTTTTAAATATTTTTAATCAATTTTTATTGTATAAACAAATACAACAAAAAATGGCTATTTTATAGATTAAATAAGTTCAAATAATTTTTTATAGGCTATATCCTTTAATTTATATGATATATCTACTATTTTTGATTGTTTTAATACTTTGAAATTAATTATATTATCTATATCTAATTTTTCCAATTTAATAATTACAAATAATGGTACATTCATTGTATATTTTTTAATTTTATCTGTTATATCATTTGTTATATAATTATTTGT